GATCTCAAACGGTTCTTCCGGGGTCTTGGGGGGCGGCGGTGATGCGTGACCCTCGCTACACCGGAGACGTCGACCCCGACAACGCCAACGCAAGGCGAGCCCAACCAGCGCCATCGGTGCATGTGGCCAGAGAGTTGTGTCGACGCGTTGAAAGAGACGGCGCCACGCTCGCCGACATCGAAGAAGCCATCGACCGCGGTCACTACTCCATGGAGAAGGTTAGTGACATTGCCCTGCATGCCAAGTGCATCAGCGGTCTTGGTGGGTCCATCGTCGAACAGGCCGCCATCGCTGTGTTGGGTGACATGCTGGAAGAGAAGACACCGGGGCAGATCAGCAATGAGCTGTTCAAGTATTGGAGGTAGCTAGGTGATAGCCCCAGACTGGTGGTGGGACACGTTTGGCGACAACGCTGAGCCGCCCGAGGACAGCGACACGCCAATGGTGCAGCCGAAGCAGGCCGACAAGTCTAAGTGCATCTGCCCGGCACTAGGGCTGAGTGCAGGCACATTCGACCCCGACTGCCCGGTACACAAAGACTGGTATGACAAACACGGACGAGAGGTTAGAAGGAAGCTGTTGTGAGAACCGAATGGCGAGTCTCTTCGGAGAAGATAACCGCGTGGGTAGCCACGGACAACCGGCGCATTGTTCACGACACAGCCCCGGTTCTTCAGCGCTTTGTTGGGCAGCCGCTAGACAAGCTGTGTCGATGGATGCGGCAACAAGGTGTTTTCCGGCTTGACTCTCTGACCGACACCACACAACTGGATGGCCTCCGATACCGCTACGAAGAGCGCGCCGCAATCAAGGAGTACTGCGGGGGAATGACACGAGCACAGGCCGAGGACGAAGCATGGGAGGAGATCATGAGCAAGGGCAGCAACAGGAGACCGCGAGACGACAAGCACTGCACCAAAGAACAGGAAAGTGAAAACTGGGCATGCACGTTTGGCGAGCCAATCGAAATTGTGGAGTTAGACGACGATGAGATTCCAGACGACGATAGAACACTACCGACGCGGCAATGATGCCGTGTCAAGAAAGACACGCAGACGACAGGCGGCACGGATCAAGCGCGCAAAGAAAGGCGTGCCAGGCTACGTGGATGACCTGCTGCGACAGTGGAGGGCGTCGAACCACTCACCGGCCTGTATCTGCAGGCCATGTGCGCGACTACGTAAACAACTGCTTGATGTTGGCGAGTGGCGGGCAGTGATGCGAGACTTATTGCATATCGGGGCGCTAGCTATCATCGGGGTGACGCTGGGGCGGGCCTGCCAGGAGGCGACTGAGCAGCATGTGAATTGGCCAGCACAGGCCACCACGGCGCTGTGTTACTGGGAGGACGTGGGCCACACGAAACTGTCCTGCCTGGACACATCGACAATCCCGATGCCGCCACCCACCCCTACGCCACCAACCCCTGAGTGGGATTGGTGATGCGCGGCATCATCGCAGCAGTCGCCAGTAATGGCGTGATTGGTGTCGATGGTAAGCTGCCGTGGCGCTACCCTGAGGACCTCAAGCGGTTCAAGCGGCACACCCTGGGCTCGACTGTCATCATGGGACGGAAGACCTGGGAGTCTATGGGAGGTAGGCCTCTGCCGGGGCGACGCAATATTGTGGTGACCAGCCGATGGTTTCGCACCGGCCAGTCGCTCGATGAGGTCGAGCGCTACCCAACGATCCCCGCAGCTCTTGAATCTGTGGCTGACCAGCAGCGCGTCTGGTTTATCGGTGGCGCCCGCGTCTACAGGGAGGCCATGCCGCACTGCGACAGAATTGACCTGACCTACACACCGGACTGGCCCGACGGGGAGGGGGTGGTACGCTTCCCTGATATACCGCGTCGTGACTGGATTGGGTCGGGCCTGCTCCCACACCCTGATCCGCGGTTGTCGGTGAGGATTTTTTTACGTCGGGATATCGATTCTCGTTGACCCCAGATATGTCACGTGGCATATTATAAACATGAGGACGCAAACAAAGGGGACGACGATGAGACAGACACTGAACGCCGAGGCCATCCGAAAAATCTGCCAGGCTTTCGAAACCCTCCAGACCACCAGCTGGGACGAGGTAAAGAAGGCGGTGGCCCCCAGGATGAGCAACCGCTGCTGGCTGGCCCTCCTGAGGGAGGCGAACCTGAGGTAGCCCGCGAGGGCCCCTTCGGGGGCCCTGCTCCACACTAGGCGCAGAGGAGCGGGTTGGGGCAACAGTGATTTTCTCTTTGAGACCCTGTTGTTTTTCTTGACTTGAGATATGACACATGGCATATTATAATCAGGGAGGTGCGTGCGTGCTTCATATAGGGGAGTGGTGAAGAAACAGAGCATGAGGACGCAACAAACAAAGGGGACGACGATAAAGAACCAAAACAACAACATCGGCCGCTGTTTCACTCCTACGCCGGAGATCGCTGACGAGCTTCGGTTTGATGGGCTCAAGCCGTATCGACGCTGTTGCGAGATCCAGGGCTATGGTGATGGCCGGATGTATTTCACCCACGTAGATGGCGGCGAGGGTGACGTCGCGGATCTGTACTGGGCCAATGATGACGCTGCCATGATTGATCTGTAGTAGGGGCACGACATGAACAAGCCGACACTTAAAGCCCGCGACCTCTTTTATCAACCAATCCTGCGTTGGCGCGAGGCGGTTCAGCTCCGCACCGATGCAGGGCAGACCGTCGAACAGATAGCCCAGGCAGCTATCATATGGGCAGCTCGACGCGGGGCAACCCTGAGCCGGGCACAGGCAATACTGGCGGTAATGATGGCGATGAGATGACGCGCAACAGAGAACAGAGATACCTGGACATGTGGCTCCCGTTCGAGGTAGTCGATCTGGTATGTCGGCTAGGTGTTGCCGGAGCGGCCCGACACATCACCTCTGACGTAGCCGAGACAATGGGCGTCGAGCTGAATCACGATCGGATACAGGCCGCCGTGAGGGATCTGGGTATAAGGCATGGGATAAAGGATGAGATGACCAATGAAATACGATGACCTCATAGACCAGCAAACACTGGAGCGAGCCACCCTGATCCGTCAGGCGATGACCCTGGCGGGCTGGCGGCTAGGGACAGCTGCTAAAGCCCTGGGAATGGCTCAGCCGCGCCTGCTGCGTCTACTGCAGCGTGCGCTCAAGACCAGCGCCCTGGGACAAATCTGGGTAGAGTACCGCAAGACCAAACCACGGCGGGGGCGGGGCTAGGGCACCACATACTGCCCAGCCAGATAGCCTCCGAGTCCACCAAGCACCACCATCCCGGCAGCAATGCTGGCCACCTCCCACCACTGCCACTTGCCGGCCTGTAGCGCCTGGAGTTTGGCTACCTCCTGTCGGTGCAGTGCGCGCATTTCTCCGCGCTTACCCTCGGCAGCCATCTCGCATGCCGCGGTGGTGTGGTAGATCAGGGGCTGGCAAATCCGCCGTGGGTACTGGACCGCGTAGTCAATCCATTGACCCAGGAGACGGTGTCGCTCCCAGGGGTAACAAACCTCATTGTTTTCCCGGAGCTCTGGCACTGGTGACGAGTCTATGATCCGCGGCATCTCAGGGGCCACACCAAACTTGGGAGAATCCGGTAGCTCGAGGTAACCCTCAACGATGATTGATCCGGTCAACAAGATCAGCGCACTCAGCATCTTGTGTCTCCTCGAGTAGCTCTTCTTCCCGCCGCCTGATACCAGCCGCGGCATCCTGGCGGTGCCGTCCGTAGCGGTCCTTATTGTACTTTCGCCGCACCTCAAGATCGCTTTTTACACGCGCGAGTTCGATGGCCGATTCCACTAGCCCGCGTAGCCTCCACCGCCTATTGGTCCACACCGCGATGGCGGCGAGCACCGCACCGACGCCGCCGACGATCCAGAGCCAGATCACTGCTCTGCCTTGCTGGATTTGGTCTTGGCAACCGTTCGCATGGCCCCGTACCCCAGAGCAGCCAGGACCGAGATCGCGAGACCAACTAGCTTGTTGTCCCACGGTGTTGCGGTGTCGTCCAGGATCCCGGATGCAGCTACAGCGCCGAGGACTACGGGGATTGTGGTCAGCCAAAATTCGCTTGTCTTCCAGCCTGGTTTTTGCATCATCGTTCAAACTCCCATCAATTGTTGCGCTCGCACCACACCAGCCATCAGAGCTAGCGCAATGCCGGTTTGTGTTTGATTTTGCAATAGCGCCACCAAGTCTATTGGGTTGCTCGCGTAGCCCATCTCGATTAGTACCGACGTCGCTTTATGCGGGGCAATCACGGCGCGCGCGTCAACAAGCCAACAGTCTGAGCCGTTGCCGTGCCGGGCAGCGAACACCCCGTACCCACGTGGCCGACATAGTGGATCAGGCATAGATCTGATTATGGCCTCCGCGATCTCGGCGCCAACACTATTACCAGGCCAGTAGTACCCGCTAGAGCGCCGTGCATGCGAGGTCGCCTCGCTGTCAACATGCAGGCTCAACACCAAGTCAACACCAGCATCAGCAGAGCGCTGGCCACGCTCAGCGAGAGACACCACCTCGTCACACGCATCGCGCAGCAGGATGGTCTCGACCTCAGGCAGACAGTGCCGCATGTGCGCACGCAGTAAGCCGGCCATCTCCCATGTGTACCTGTACTCCACCAGGCCTGGGGCGACGCAACCTTGGTCGCCCTCATGGGATGGGTGGCCTGGGTCGATCGCAAGCAGCATCAAGGGCCCCTCAAAAGTATCCAGGTAACGGCGCCAAGAGCAGGTACGAGCCCGGCCAGCGCAGCCCACCAGACCGAGCTCTTGACCTTGAGTTGGGCAACAGAGACGTTGAGCTTGGCCGTGTCTTGACGAAGCTCCTTGGTCTCGGTGCGGAATTCGGAGCGCATCTCTTTGACCTCACCCTTGACCTCGCGCACGTCATCAACAAGGAGCTCAAGTAGTTGCTGTACGTCTCGCTGGGGCATGCTCGTCTCCTAGTCCGTCAACGCACCAAGCGCAGCGCAGCCCCAATCGTCAGTGGCTTTGCAGTAACAAAACTCAACAGTGGCTCCGCCCGTGTCAATTCGTACCTGCCCAAGTGTGCAGGTCGCCCCGACATCCTCTTGCGTGAGTTCCAAAATGTTGACGTCCATGTAGTCCACGGTCGATCCGTCAGCGCTGACGCTGTCCACATCGATGTCGCCGACGTTGACGATTGCATTATCACCAACGCTAAGGTCGCCAGTTAGATTTAGATTGCCATCTCCGCGCAATGTCATTATGTTGGTGGTTTTGGCGTACCATTTAAAATAAAAAGCAGAAGTGTCTCCGGCTATCGAAAGCCACAATATGTTAGTATCCATCCCTAGCGCATAATCCACGTATGAGGCCGATACATTATCTTTCAAGACCAACTTTGTTCCTGCGGACCGCGTAGTGAGTGCGGGGGCCGCTGCTCCATTATCCCCAAAAAGCACCTTGCTGGACGCTGTCCCATTTAGTGTTAACGTGATCGCAGACGAGGTATCCAAAGTCAATCCAGTTGTCGCGAACGTCGCCACCAACCCAGAGTTGAGTTCTAACTTCAACGTGTCGTCTGTGCTGAGATCTAACTTGCTGTCGCCGTCCGAGTCTAGGATCAAATCGTTACCCTGCAGATCCATGGTGGATGCAACTGCGATCTCGCTCCCGTCTGCCGTGATGCTATCCAAGGCGATGTCTCCAACGTTCGTGATCGCGCCGTCGCCAAAGTCACCACCTACACAAGACATACTGCCGCCGCACGTAATACTACCTGCTCCGTAGTAGTCCTTAGGTCGATTGGCTCCGGATGCACCAATGTCGGTCGTGTTGTCGTTGGGAAATGAGATCGCAGCGTCATGGATATCGATCACTGCAGTCATGGCTGGCGTTGCGTCGTCGTCGTCTACCGAGATCCTGACGTACGGATCTGCGCCGTGCATCAATTGGATCTGACCCTCGACCTCGGTCCCGCTGCTGTCCCCTTTGAGGGATACCATTGGACTATTAACACTTGAGCCTGAGTTATCTAGTGTCAAGTCTCCACCGAAGTCACCGGTACTGGCACATACCAACGCGCCATCGCTGTCGACTGATGCCTTGCTTGCGTCTGCCACCTGGAGGTCAAGTAGGTAGTCTGTAGCGCTACCTTCGCTACTCTCAGTGACATCGACTTCCAGTGCGGTATAGGCTCCGCTACCGGTCTGCAATACCTCGGGTGCCACTCTTAGAAAGCTTTGGCTACCAGAGGATGCCGTCAGCTCCGCATCCGCGTGTGAATCCAAAGTGATCACGTTGCCGCTCGACGCATCCGCGTTCTGCTGCAGCGTGATCGTTGTCGCGTTGGCCTGTATCGCTGTATCGTCTGCGGTCAAACTGTCGAGGGCCACATCACCAACATTTGTGATATTGCCGTCAGACACGTCTGCCGTACCGCACGCAAGCCCAATGGATCCAAAGTCTACCGTGGCTACACTGGTACTAGAGCTTACGCCGATAGTGTCAGCGGTACTCTCAAAATCGAAAGACAGATCCTCGTTGTTGCTGCCACCAACGCCAGTCATAGTCAGAGTTCCATCTGACCCATTGGCGATTGTCTCCGAATTCGAAAAGCCTAGCGTTCCTAGCTCTGTGATGTTGTTCGAGTTCATGTCGAGGTTGCCCCCGATCTCTAAACTGCTCGCGGCAACAACTGCACCGGTATTACTCACGGAGAATTTGCTCGCGTCCGCCACCTGGAGATCCAGCAAACTGTTGGTGCCGCTGCCCGTGCCACTCTCAGTGACGTCGATCTCTAGGGCCACATATCCGGCCGTACTGGATTGATCGATCTCTGGCGCGATCTTGACGAAGCTCTGCGAGCCAGAACTGGCCGTAAGCTCCGCGTCGGTCTCGCTGTCGATCGTGCACATGTTACCTGACGCCAGGTCTGCATTCTGTTGCAACACCAACGTGCTTGAGTTGGTCTGCAGAGCCGTGCCGTCAGCGGTCAGACTGTCGAGCTGCACGTCGCCGACGTTAGTTAGGTTGCCTTCACTGGCGTCGAAGCTCCCACCTGCAAGACCGATTGCGCCATAGTCGACAAGCGTTACCCCTGTGCTGGTTTTCACCTCGACCAGGTTGTCGCCTTCGAGATCGATCTCCAGCGACTCGTTGTAGGTGCCCCCGACTCCGGTCATAATCCAGCTGCCGTCGGTACCGTTCGCCAGCGTCTCGGAGTTGCTGCCGTGTAGCGTACCAAGCTCTGTGATGTCGTTGCTGTTCATGTCTAGGTTGCCACCAAGCGACATCCCCCCACCCATAGACACCGCCCCGGCAGAGCTGACGGAGAACTTGCTGGCATCCGCCACCTGGAGATCCAGTAGGTAGTCATCTCCACTACCGACACCGCTTTCGGTCACGTCTATCTCGAGAGCGGTGTACCCAGCGGTCCCGGTCTGCAAGACCTCAGGAGCTATCTGCACAAAACTCTGTGCTCCGCTAGATGCCGTTAGCTCTGCATCGGTCTCGCTATTGAGAGTCATGACATTACCGCTAGACACATCGGCGTTCTGCTGCAGAGTTATCGTAGAGGCATTGACCTGCAGGGCCGTACCGTCTGCGGTTAAACTGTCAATCTGTAGATCGCCGCCATTAGTCAAGTTACCTTCTGATAGATCGATAGCCCCACATGCAAGCCCGATCGTCCCAGTGTCAATCGTGGTAACACCTGTGCTTGTCTTGATTTCTACCAGGTTGTCTCCTTCGAGGTCAATCTCCAGTGCTTCATTGTAGGTGCCACCAACCCCGGTCATAATCCAAGATCCGTCTGTCCCGTTATCTAGGGTCTCAGCATTGGCTCCATGCACCTTACCATCCGTACCCACCTGCAGCTTACTAGCGTCTGCTACCTGTAAATCAAGCAGGTAACTCGTACCACTGCCGGTGCCGCTCTCCGTAACATCTACCTCAAGCGCCGTGTATGCAGCCGTGCCAGACTGCTCAATCTCGGGAGCAATCTGCACAAAGCTTTGAGCTCCGCTCGAGGCCGTGAGCTCTGCATCTGTTTCACTGTTGAAAGTCGCAAAGTTACCGGACGCCAAGTCCGCGTTCTGCTGCAGCGTGAGCGTGCTTGAGTTGGTCTGCAGAGCCGTGCCGTCAGCGGTCAGACTATCCGCCTGCAGATCTCCGGCATTGGTCAAGTTGCCTTCGGACAGATCTGCAGTCCCAGCAGCAAGTCCTATAGCTCCCCAGTCCCAGAGGGTTACCCCGGTTGAACTCTTCAGCTCCACCAGGTTGTCGCCCTCAAGATCGATCTCGATGTCCTCGTTATAGGTGCCGCCGACCCCGGTCATTCGCCAGCTGCCGTCGGTACCATTGTCCAGAGTTTCCGCATTGGCCCCATGCGTTTTACCGCTAGTGTCGACCCGGAGTTTGCTGGCGTTGGCAACCTGTAGGTCAAGCAGGGAGTTGTTGCCAGTGCCGACGGATGACTCGGTCGTATCGACCTCTAGCGCCGTGTACCCGGCCGTCCCGGTTTGCAGGATCTCTGGAGCCACCTGTGCGAAAATCTGCGAACCACTACTAGCCGTAAGTTCGGCATCGGTTTCGCTATTGATTGTCAGGAAACCCCCGCTCGCTACATCAGCGTTTTGCTGCAACACAAGTGTGCTTGAATTTGTTTGGATCACTGTACCGTCGGCGGTCAAGCTGTCAAGCTGTACGTCTCCCGTGTTTGTGATATTACCCTCAGATAAATCCGCGGTGCCGCACGCTAAGCCAATGGCACCCCAGTCCCATGTGGTCACACCGGTGCCAGAAGATATCTCGATCAGGTTGTCACCCTCGAGGTCAAAACACGCGTTCTCATTGTATGTTCCGCCGGCCCCAGCGATACACCACGAACCGTCCGTGTCGTTGTCCAGGGTCTCAGCGTTGTCGCCGTGGATCGTACCGGCGTCGTCAATCCGAAACTTCTCATCTGTGTCGACCGACAGCACCAGAAGGTCCACGCTGTTCCAGCCAGTCTTGTCGGTCTCGGTCAACTCTACCTTCATGACCACGTAAGTTTCGGTCCCATCTGGCGCGCCCGTATCGTTGAGCGTCGGGTTGATATACAGCGCTCGGTCGTCGTCAGCAGACTCTGTGATCGCAACCGGGGTATACTCTATGCCAAACTCGTCAAGATCCAAGAACAGCGAAGAGTTGAGATACAGCTGCACCTCATCGTCGGTGCCGAGTTCCAGTCTGCTGTCGTCGTCTGTGTCGAGGTAGATATCGTTGCCGCGCATGTACAGGTTACCATACACGACACCGCCACCAGAGACGTACTCACTGTAGTAGTCCATGGCTGGGGTCATACGCGGGTCAAGCCCAGCGTGCGCAGCCAGCGGCGCCAACACAAGGAGCACAGACAGAAATCGCCGAATCATTGCAAACCTCCACCCCTGGCTGTGACGGTCAGCTTGTCAGCCGATACTCCGCTTGTTGCCGAGAACGTACAGCGCATATACACGTAGCCGAGTATCGCCACCGACCAGGCCCAGTTTTCATCACCGGAGACATCTTGTTTCCAGATCATCGGCACGCTGTCGGCGATCCCGGTGGCCGGTACGGGCGCAAGCACTTGGATGTCACGCCAGGTTGTGTTGTCATCGGACTCCTGGCACTGCATCCTGATATCTGTCGCGCTGTCGTTTGTGTGGTTGATCCCGAACCTCAAGAACGTCAAACCACGGACAATGATCCCGTCTGTCGTCTTGCTGGCATCCATGGCTTGCGTTGTGAAAGCGGAACCGCTGACCAAAACGTCGTACTCAAGGGATACACCAGGGCCATCGGCAACCACAGACACAGGTGTGACAAGCAAACCCAGGACCACCAACAAACAAAAAACGCTCCTACACATATCAGACTCCTTCTCTCTCTTCGCCCACCACGTCTTTGTCGGACTGTCTGGGACTTCGTTCAGGTAGAGCACCGGGCCTACTGTCCGGACTGTTTTGTTGTATCTCTGCATGCAACAAGCTGTTTAAGAGTTGCATGTGTGAAGGTATTCTCACTCTACGATCCGCGCGAGTCTTTCGGGTGCCTTGCTCCTGTAGCACGCAAACAGCGCCGGTAGGAGTCATCCAACCCGCTGTTTTATAAAGCAAACCCTGCCGCAACAAATCGCGCACTGCTTTATCAATCACGGCCCCCGCTATCTGTAGGCACTTCAATGGATCGCCTTCCAAGGACATGACAAGCCAACCGCCTTCTTCCGTGATCAGGTATTCTCTCATGTCACCCGCCTGCACCCGAAGTAGACTTTCTCTACGCCGCCCTCCAGGTCTCTGTTGCCGCCTGCGTTGTGGTAAATCCGGATATCTACGTCTTCGCCGACATCCAACTCTAACACAGCGCTCACAGTGGCATGCATAGCTCTGGCACCTCCAGTGGCGTTTGTGTTTTCCGGGCCGTACCGCACAGCAGAACCATCCACATATATTGCTGCACGCACGTAGCTCGTGTCTGGAATGTTCTCAACAGCCACTGTGGCGGTGATGTGGTATGTGCCTTTCTCCACGACAGTGAACTCGTCATTTGTGAAATCGTAGTCCCCTCCGCGGTCGTGCTCCTCTTCGTCAAACTCAACAACATCCCATGTTGCCGTGGCGATTGTTTGCGTGGTAGCCGCATTCAAATAGACCTCGAAAGACACAGGTACTTCACGCAGGATAGCGCGATCGATGTAAAGAAGCCCTGCAGCCTCGAGTCCAAACTGGTGCGCGGCCCCAACGATCACGCGAGTCAGTCGCGACGTTGACAACGCACGCCCATACAAGTGCACCGTGTAGAAAGTATCTACGGCCTGCGCGTGATAGGCAGCACTGGCCCAACCACGATAGGTGGACTCGTCGTCGTCGTAGAATTCAAAACGCAAGTACAAAAAATCCGCCACATTGGCTTGTCTGAAATTGCACTCCAGGCCGTAGAGCTTCCCAGCGTTGCTAGGAAACATCGCGCTCATGATGCTTGGGTAATCTTCTGTACCGTCGTTGGCTAATACGGTAGCATCCACAACGATGCTATGACCTCCGGTCTGATGCACAGAGGTGCTGTAATACACCGGCTCTCCGCTACCCCAGAGATCCTGCTCCACGAAAGTCGAGGCCTCACCGGCCGCAGCAATCCTGGCCGTGGTCCAATGGTCCGGAGGATCGTTGGCCTTCGTGTTTGGTGAAGACCATACGCCGAATTCCGTGTTTAGGTTTGTCGCGATATAGGTCGAATCTTTGTCGACCTGTCCTGGACCTACCAGCCCCGCCGCTTGTGTCACCTGTGAGCTTGTGCTGGCTACATTGTTCTCAGAGTCGAAGACGATCAGCTTGATGTAGTAGGTGGTGCCTGCGATCAGGTTACCTACCTCGAATCGTGTTGTGCGCCCCACCCCTTTTAGCGTGCTGTTGCTAGGTGTGAATCCGCTGCTCGTGCTGACATGGCACTCGGTGTACGCCCAGTCCCTCACAGGCGGAGCGGCAATTCGAGGATCGTCATAGGTCACGATGATCTGCCCAGGCCCGCCTGCTTCTCCAGCAGGGTTGCCGGCAGCGGCGTCTGTGTAGTCGTCGGTCGTAGGAGCAACTCCGGGCCGCCCTTCAATCTCGAGCCAACGGTTTGTGCCAGCGGACGGGATACCTCTTGTCTGCAAGATAGTTCGACACTTGCCTGGCTCCAGGGTGTGGGTATACCCAACAACAGCCAACGACTGATTGGTGTCGTAGTGAATATCGTTGGCGGAGAATGTGTAGTAATCGCCAAGTTCAACAGCAAAAAAGTAGGGTAGGTCGACTACATGCGTTAGCGTGGGCTCCTTGAGATCGTCGCGGATTGCCTCGGCCATCGTCTGCGCTTCCGCTGCGCTGTCGATATTGGACGTCGAGGCCTCCGCGATCTCCATGTACCGCGTACCGTACTTACTTTTGCTGGTGGCGTCTTCCGCGATGTAGGTAGTACGATACGGGCTCCCGCCTGTGTCGCGGATCTCCTGTGTAGGATCCGAGTACGTCACCTTGATTCGGTTGCGGATGTTCTTTCGAGAGATCGCGGCCTGTGTGATACTGTAGTACTCGGTATCATCGAACGTTCGCAGCACGCCACCAGCAAGGGCGCGGTCGGGCTCGTACAGTGTGAGCTCAAACTGACTCGTCCCTGAACGCCACTTGTACCGCAGGTCCCAACCGATCTGGTTTGCCAGGTCCCGGATCGCGGTGAGGACGGGTGTTTTTTCTTGCTTGTACTCAAGGATATTCCAGCTCGGAGACGTAGGCACATACAGGGTGGGCGGCGAAGCCAGTGCCGCATTCAGAATGTTCTGCATCGTAGTTTCAACTGCGCGCCCACCAGCAGCCCCGCGCACAGCCACGGACTCTATGAACGTGTCAGCTAGCTCCGCCCCCAAGTCACGACAGGTCAAACGCATCACAGGCTTGTCGCCACCGAAGTCTATGTCGTCAATGTAGCCGTGGAATACCAACACCCAGTCACCAGAGGCCGGGGTCGTATCTCCGCCCACTGTGGCGGTTTCGATCTTGATCTCTCTGGCGATATCAACCACTGTCGAGGACGCGTTGATACGTGAGCCTGTCATCAGGCCCACCAAGCTTAGCTCTTCCCACTCACGCCACAACGAAACCGTGGCGGTCATCATCGGGTTGTCGATACCTGCACGAATCGTTGCAGAGCGCACCCAGTCCACACCTTGTAGATCGGTGAGATCCACCCATGCTCCGGCACCCGTAGAGTCGACCCTGACGCGCATGTGGTCCGAGCGCGCCTGGCTCAGGATTGCCTTGTCTTGAGCTGTGGAGATCGTGCGCATCTGTCATGCCTCAAGCAACGTGAATGCCACAACCTTGGCATTGTTCAAGTACGTCCCGCTGTCTCTAAAAGGAGCATTCTTCAGTCCGCCAAGTCTGCCAACAACCTCAACGGCGTCTCCACCAACCATGTCGCCAGCGGCCACATACTTCGGCACGTCACTATACTCTCCTCGAGCATACCAACCAGCTATAGTGTTTGCGTCAGCAGCGAATGGTAACACAGCGAAATCGTCAATGGAGCCGCACCATGGAGCAGCCTCACCTGAGTGTGTTCCAAGCCAACCCCGTCCGTTGTCATTAGCCAGCTGCCGTAAGTCGGGCATTTCATAACTGTTGTTTCCAGATCCAACCAAAGCCCCGTCAACCCAAAGTTCCAGATCGTACTCGCCAGATTGTTTGTCGCGGCGGACAACAAAGGTTAGCATTGACATTTGACCAATGTCGTACCCATCGCCCTGCTCGGGATCCCAGGCGTAAGAAATACTCGCACCATCACCTGCGCCATTATTGACCCCGAAATTCAGCGTACCAGCAGACGAGTCACGATACGCGTACGCCCTGGGATTAGACCCGCCAATAGCAGCCGTGGGCGAGAAGTAAAACAGGTATCGATCATTCTGGGCCGTACCGAGCTCTGAGTTAGATGCCCAGCAGTTGAACGTGAAATCCCCATCCCCATCCCCAAAAAAATTCGCATTGTCCAACCGAACCAGATCCACACTTGCCCGTGCGCCATCCACCCAGGCAGAGGCGCCCTTCTCGGTGGCGTGCTCCTCGATCTGAAAACCATCACACCACCAGGTCAACCCTGAATCCGCGACCGACTCCCGTACGACCAAGTTCATGTTGGCACTTGCTAGAGCACACCAAAAAGATGGGATGACTACCCGGGTCCATTTGTCCTGGGGTATAGCCACCGTTACAAATGTCGAAAAGGCCGCATTGGTGCTATCGGACAGATAAACCTCAATAGTCCTGTCGGCAGCAGCGCTGGCTTCGGAATACAGGTACACGCTACCAGTGACAAACCTTGCTGCAGTTGTTGCGACACCAACAGAGTACACCCCACCCTTGGTGCTGTTGACGGCTGCACTCGTGACGATCTTCAACCCGTAGGACCCAGCCCAACTGTGGTCTGTGTCCTCCGTTTTCGCCGCACCGTCCATGGCAACAAACTGCGCAGCGGAACCAACCTGCATCTTGCGCTGCACGGCCAGTAGCAGATTGGTGCTGATGCGATCACTGGCAATTGCATATCGGGTAGGCTCGATCTCTGATTTGATTGACTGCCTTCCGTACTGGATCACACCGCTGTATACCGGATCATCCTTGGTTGCACTCAGATCCAACAAGGCTGTAAACCGCGACCCCGACACATCCAAAGACCTGCCCTTAAAGTCGTAGAGAGTGGCATCGTCAAACCGCCAGCAGTGCCCAACACCATCGACCATACCAGCGATCGCTCGGGCCCTGGATGGATTCAATGGAGGCGTACGAATATCCCACTTTCTCTTGCGAGTCCGGCGCGCAAGATTGTACTTGCCACCAAACACACGACCACGTTCTCCGAGTTCCTGAACGCTTTCTTGACAGTCAGCGACTGGGATCGTTGCACCGTTGAGCGTCAAGAACGACATCGCTACCTCAACTGCGTCGTTACCCCGGAGCCCGCAACTCTGGTGGTTGTGCCTGTGTTGATAAAGTCATCCATCTCCTGCACCTTCTTGATCTCCTTGTACAGCTCCTCCGGATCTGTGATCCCGTGAATATGAACCTCGTTGTTAACCGTTCGCGAACCGCCGGTCCCAGCTGCCGTAGGCGTGGTCTGTAGTGCGGGCATAGGCGCCACGGCATCCATCGCGTTGAACTGAGCCAACGCTACCTTGTAGCCCTGCGGTACGTTGGTGAGGGACTCGCCGAATTCAGAGACGGCGCTAGTGGCTTTGTCTAGGCCATCGGCGAAACCACTGAAGTCAGCACCAACACCATCGCCGAACATCGACTCATAAGTGGCGCGCGCCTGCTTCGTGTAATCCAGGGTGAGCCTCTCGGCCATATCCTTCAGTTTGTCACCGACAAGTGGGATCTTCCCGAGTAGATTCGCTAGGCCGCTGATCATATTGTTCCACTTCTCAATAATCCAGTCGAGTGCAGTGGTCAGTCCGTCCGCCACCCACTCTACGGCCTTGGTGACGAACTCAATCCCGAAGGAGAGTTCAGAAATAGCCATCGTAAAGTTGGCAAGCACAATCAGTGCGTTAGACATCAACTCCAGCATTGGCGCAAGCGGTGCCAACAGCTTATCCAGTGCCATCACCATGGTGTTGACAATGACGTTGAAGTGGCCCACCACGCGTTGGAAGAACTCGGTCATCTGCAGCAACCGCGCCACCACTGCGACGATTGCCCCCCACACTCCGCCCGACTTGCCGCCTTCTTCGGCTGCGCGGGCTAGCTCGCTGAAAGTGCCAAGGCTGTCCTTGATGTCGGTGTAGGCCGTGGCCATGGAGTCTTTGAAACCCGGCGGAGGTGTCAGAGCTTCCACACCTTCGCCAAGGCTGGTCTCTATGTCACTAGAGATCTGCTCTGGTATGCCTTCGGCAAAGTCAAATCCAAAAGCGCCTTCCTTTGCGATCTGTCCTACCTCTTCAGCAAGAGCGCTAGACATGTCGCTAAAATCCATACCTTTGAACGTGCCTTTTTTGTTGGCCTTATCTACCTCGGCGCCCGCCTCGGCTATAGACTTCTTCAACTTCGCCAACGCGTCTGCGACGGCGTTGGAGGCGTCTGCTTGTTTGTCCCCTTTTGGCTTCTCTTCTTCTCGTTGGAAGAGATCGACAAATATCGCCTCGAATGCCTCAACAACCCCAACATCCTCCTCGGGTTTGAAACCGAGCCGTTCCCTGTAGCCAGACGGATCACCCAACGCTTCTCCGAGACGAGAAGCCATTTTGACCGCAGAAACCACAAGTCCAACAGCTATAGCGACTGCTCCAGCGATCTTGCCAACTACTTTCAGAGCTGCTCCGAAGCCGCCCGCAGCGGCTATGCCGTTCTTCATGACACCACTAAGAGAACCGAAGAGTTCGATCATAGGAACAATAGAGCTGGCCGTCCAACCAAGAGCGCCCACCAAGCCGGCAAACCCACCAGCAGCCAGCCCTGTATAGACGAATATCTCTTTCAGAACATCCGGCAAATCGTTAAACCAGCGTAACAGCTCCTTGATACCGTTCACTAGTGAAGTAGCCGCAGGCAAAAGCACTGCTCCCATAGAAGCCCCTAGGTCCACCAGAGCACCGCGAACAGCCTTCATCGTATTGGCGAAGCTTTTTGCCGTGTTCGCTGCGTCGCCCTGCGCCGTTTTCGTACCCTCTAGCATGAAGGCATACCTAAGCATTACCTTCTCTTGTTCACTCATCTTCTGTACTGATTTCTCTATTCCTCTTGCCCAGGCAAATTGTTGAAGATTTGCTTGCGTCATAACGACGCCAAACTTGAGCATAGGCTCCATGGAACCAACCAAGCCCGCACGAAGAGACTCTAGTGCGACATCGTCACCTAGCTCATACACAGAGCCTAGATCATAGGCCAGTTTCGTCAACGCCGTAGACATGTCCGCAGCTTTCTCTGTGCTCTCTACCATGGGCAACAACATCAGCTGCAGCCCGCTGGCGAACTCCTTCACCTCAAACTGGCTGCGGCCTATCGATGTTGCTGTGGTCTTTGCCCAGGTCTCGATCTCCGGGCGCATCTTGCCGAAAGCAAGACCCATCTTGTTCAGCTGCTCCTCTGCGCTGCTGGCTATCTTCACAGACTTGGCCATGGTGTAAGTCATACCAGCAAAGGCTGCAGCGAACTCGAGCCGCATGTCTTTGGCTTTGTCGACAAACTTACGCAGCGACGTCGCAGCCTTTTTGAGCGGATCCTGAAGAGCCCTAATATCAGCACGCAGTTTGACGTTTAGCGTCCCAAGATTCTTGTTACTCATGGCAGCGGATCCTCGTACTCGCGGATCGAGCGCATCTCACCACCAAGAGCAGATACTACGGCACCCGCGCACCCTACCGCTATCTGACGATAGTGGTGCAGTCGCTTGGCGTAGCCGTGGATATAAAGGACAATCTCACGCGGCGTCAGGTCCCAAAACTCCTGTGGTGTCAGTCCCGCCATCGCCGCGTCTCTCAATAATCGATCCCAGTTTATGCGCTTTCCGCACTCCCCGGGATCCCAGTAGGGTCCAGCTCGGTCTCGTTGTCCTCGTCTTCGTCCTCGTCAGATCCAATCCCAGTCGCAGCCTGGAACGCCTCCATGAGGATCTTCATGTAGTTCTGCAGCTCATCCATGAGCATCTGCTTTCCCACGCCCTCAAGAGTCCATTTACTCCCGGCCCCCCGGAGACCAGCCCAAAGCAAGGCCCTGACCGTTGTGAAGCCCAGCTGCTCTTCGTTCGTCATGGCGTACAGAATACTCTTGCCACCAAGGTGCTTTTCGGCCTGGCACAAATACTCCGACTTAAACCGGATCTTCTTCGTGCCGTCGGCCATCTTGACCAGAAACTCACCGCGCTTGTCATTCACCATCATGGGTCACCGCCTGTTACTGAGTGCTGTGTGTGATTGCCCCTGAGCTCTGTGCCTCCAGCGAGCACTCCACCAGCGCATTGCGTGCGCTAGAGTTTTTCAACGACGTGATCAGGAACTGGGCGATGAACTGATCCGCGCTACCTGCCTCGTATGGCCGTACTCGGAAATACAACAGGTTGCCGGCTTGCTTGGCCGTGCGGATGATGTCCTGCCCAGAGTCCGCCTCGTCTCGATGAAACGACAGGCTCAGGGTGGATTGCTTCTCACCGCCAACCACTTCCTTGTTGCCCTCACTGTCGAAGTCGGTGGAGTCAATAGCCTCATCACCTTCGTCGTAGTCGACAGAAATCAGCCCACCAACATCGGTGTATGACGAACCAGCCGCGCTCACCGCAACCATGCCGAGTCTTGCTTTTGTGTGTGCCATCGTTCTCTACTCCTTCTTAGCCGGCTGCCGGATGAAACTTCACCGCCGCCAGGTACAAATCCGTAGCCGCTGAAAGGTCCACATGGACCACCCCGTCGGACTGGTTGAACAAGGACTTCGCGTAGGGTCCGCCAATCGACGTACCGCCCGCCGCCGTGGTGATGACATCATCACCTTCTCTACCGTACGGATCCGCCACGCTCTGCACGGTGGCAACCTGCGAACCCGTGGCATCCTTTACCAACAACAGCGTTTTGCCGTCGTTGACAAACTCATGGTGATTGACGGCATCCCCCGCAGTCCAGGTGATCTCGTCGATCGATCCACCGTGGATGCCTATCTCCTGTACTGTCAAAGCCCCTCGTGCCATTCCTCACACTCCTCACTCGCCGTCTCTGGCTCCACCTGTGGTTGTTCGCCCGCCTCATCGTCTTCGATTGAGCGCAAAGCGATCAGCTCGCGCTTCTTCTCCACATGCTGCGCGGCCTTCCGTTCTTCAACCTCATCGAAGTCTCGCCTGATCCGCGTCAACCTTGCTTGACGGCCAATAGCTTCGGTTGTATCGATAGTGATTTGGGACTTCACTGCGGCATCGAATAGTCTCGCTTTGCCCAGCTTCTCGATCAGGAACCCGGCAAACTCGTCAGGCAAGACGTATTCACGACCCCCATGAAAGTGCATCTTCGCGCGCACGCCAGGGATGTCCACGCTACAGTCACCAGTCATCACAATCCGCTTCATTCCTGGATCTCCATATCGACACCGATCGACCACTCATGCCGGCCCTCATCGTCAGCACCAAGGTAAGCAGGGTCGCATTCCCTGATAGACACGTCGAGGTACCCGGCGACGGATGCCCTGTGTGCAGCGTCGCGGACACTGCGTGCCAGGGTTTGGCCGTTGTTGAATTCGCCGGGCTCGCTGCGCACCCGGATCAGGAGACTGTGCACCCGCTCCTCGTCCGGACTTGACGCATCACCGGCAAGGAATGGTTCTGGGGCTGGCCCACCGGTGGCGAGGACAAACACAGCCTTGTCAGGGATGCCGGTACCGACAGGACGAACAGGCCCCTCAAACAAGTTCGTGCCTGCGGTGAGTGCCCCGACGTTGGCAGCGAGATATGTCACCATAGCAGCCGCCGGCATTACTTCGCCCTCTCTTTTGCCATCTTCTTGACAAAACGCCGCCGTTGCTCGTTGGTAATCGATTTCAGCTTCTTTGGTTTCGTCGGCGCAGTCTTGGGAATGGCGCGCATGCCAACACCAGCCCTGTGGTTGGCGCTTGTCCGCTTGGCTATCCGGTCGACGTAACCCCTCTGCGCTTCGTCGACGGCGCTCTTGAGGTACAAGGGTCCCCCGACCTCGTGGTAGACTTCGACCTTGTCATGCACCGGCAGAGCGTAGTCAGTACCGAAGCCGACCTCACACACACCATCGTCGGTGGGCGGTGCCACGTAGTGGGTCGATCGAAGCCGGCCGGTGGCCACAGGTACCCGCTTGACAGCCTCTGCGTCGATGGCCAGACCCTCTTGATAGAGCGCCGCGCTCAGAGCGTCCCCATAAGCGCTGCCCTCTTTCTCGAGGGCCTTGAGGACTTTTGCCAAACCCAACACAGACATCACAGCCTCGTCTCGTACAAGGTTTCCCTGCCGTCCGGAGTGGAACCGCTTTTCACGAACACGGCTCGTTTGGCGACGCCATCGTCCTCGGTGTCGTCCCCAGGTAGCCACACGCGGGCGCCAAGAGGGATCTCGGTGGAGCTCACCACAACATGAGTGACCTCACGGTGCTTGCCTCCGCCGATTGGCACAATCCTGGAGTCGT